GTTGGGGCTTAGGGGCGTCCCCCCGAACAGCGCCGCCTCGATATCGTGGTTGCCCTGGCCGATGGCCAGCACGGCGTAGTAGTACTGCTGGTTGTCGAGGCCGTTGCTCGATTCCAGGTACTCGAGGTAGGGCTCGCCGACGAACGGCGGTGTGATCTTGCGACGGCCGCAGATTTTCCAGATCGGCTGATCAAGGCGCGCCTGGTTGCCGGAGAGCGAGGTGCTGAACACCCCTTGCGGTGCCTGCTGGTTCTGCTGCGCGAGTGGCTGCGAAGGCGGTAACAGCAGATTGCCCGCCGTGATGCCCAAGCCGATGCCCTCAAAGTAGGTGCCGAAAGTGACCGTGCCGCCGCTGTACACGGTGGCGTAGGCATAGGCTACCGCCACCGCGATGGCGACAACGCCGCGCAAGGCACCGTCGCTCCCCGGCGGATCGATCGTGAAGATCACGATGTCCTGCGGCTGCAGCTTGTACCCCCACTGCGCCCGCGGCACGTAGCCGATGATGCCGGCCACCTGGCACACCACCGGCTTGTCAGTTGCAGGTGCCACATCAGCCAGCGTGCGGCCGGCTGGCTCGGCGCGCATGTCTTGCGCACGCAGGCCGAGCAGCGGCTGCTCGATCACGCCGACTGTTGCTTCACCCATCAGCATGCACGCCTCCAGATTTCAACCGGGCCGCACACGTCGCGCAGCGCATCCTCGATCGGCTGGGCCACCACGCAGCCCACCGGGCCGCGCGACGTGTCGCGCCCTTCGTTGTGCAGCATGCGCAGCGCACCATCCGCGAACACCACCACGCCCACGTGGCGGCGGTGGAAGGGGCTGGTCATCACCAGCACGTCGTCTTCGCGCGGCTCACCCTCGATGCGCCGCCAGCCGGAGCTCGATGCGGTGCGCTTGATGGCGGCCACGTTGTCGAGCGCGTGGTCGCTCAGGTCGCCCACGCTCACATGCGGCATCGCCAACCCGCAGCGCAGGCGGAAGAACTCGCACACCAGCCACCAGCAGTTGCGCTCCGGCGTCCACGGCTCGCCTACCAGGTGTGCGGCCCAATGAATGGTGGTTGCGCTCATGCCAGGCCCGGGTATTCAGCCCGCCGAAAGGTGAGGCGCGGGATGCTCACGTTGGCCGGGTCGGCAAAACTCGCGCGGATGGTGGCCACGGCGCCGGTGATGTCGGAGCCGTTGAGTTGGTAGGTCAGCACCGGCAGCTTCGCGGGGCCCGAGGTGTCGTCGCTGGCGTACAGGCGCTCGATCAGCACCCAGGGCACCAGCGATCCGCGTGCTGCGTCAAATGCCTGTTTGAGCAGGCCGCTCACGCCTTCACGGGACAAGTTCACCTCAGGGGAGGCTGCGCCGTCCGACTCTTCCGGCCGCCCTATCGAGAGCGGGCATGCCACGAAGGTGGGCGAAGTGCCTGCCCCGCGCGGGGCACCGGCCTCGATGGTGGCCACCAGATCAGCGCGATCATCCACGAAGTAGATCGGCGCGGCCAATGTGGGGTGCCACAGTTCATATGCCCACAGCATGGCGCGCGTGATCGGCGCGATGGCCGAGGCTTCGGCATAGGCGTGGCTGTAGCTGACGCCGCGCAGGGGTGGTAGGTAGGTGGGCATTTTCTAGTCCAAAATCATCCGCAAATGCCTGAATTGACAGTCGATGTAGATGAGCCGTTATCTCCAGCTGCGACATATCTAAACCCAAGAGCATCAATGCTGAAGTCAAAATCTATGCTTCCGACCAAGCTGGAAGTATTATTTGCAGCTATCCACGTCAACCCATCAACAGATTTTTTGCAATTACCACCGTTTGAATCAATGATATAGAAAATACCACCAACATATTTTACAGTTCCCCAGTTGGCATTAAAACCAAGCAATGCTGAACCCCAGGTATTACCGCCATCAACGGATCGAAAAATGTTGGTTGTAGTACCAGTTGGTACTGCCAGCCAAACACCAGCACCATATGCCATTGACAATACACCTGGAATCGGGAATGTTCCTCCATATGTCCAAGTGAAACCAGCGTTATCGCTATACGCTGGTTTGTCATTTGCAGAAAGCATGTGCCTCCCTGCTCCATAAGCACCCGGCCCCCATGTATCACTCGCTGGCATTGTTCGGCTTGTGAATGAAGAACCATCGCTTGAGGTCATGCATGTACTGGTGCCTGGAATAGCCAATACAAAAATGCCACCGCCGAAATGAACTCCTGCTGTGCTAAAGCTGATTGAAATTTCAGTCCAATTAATTCCGTCAGTTGATGTGAAGGCCTGGGCTGCATTTAGTACCCCAAGGAATACCCCATTCCCAAAAGCAGTTTTACGCGCTGCAAACCCATAGCCGAAAGTATCTGGGAACGCAGTTTGACTTTCAGTCCAGGTCGCACCTTTGTCGGTCGAATACATTGCAGCAGGGCGGGAAGTACTTAAATTCGTGCCGCTCACTACAAAAACACCACTGCCGTAGGTCACCGATGACCAGCGCTTGGTAGAAGATGCGGTGCGCGAAGTCCACGCCGGGCCCGTCAAGCACTCTGTAGGTATGGAGGTGAGCACCGCCCCATACCCTCGCATCTCGCACTCGACACTCACTTGCCAGCCCACGAGCGGCAGGTACTCCCACTTCGGCGTGTGCAGAAACTTGCGGATGCCCGCCAACAGCCCTTGCGGCAGCGGCCACGTGGCCGAGAACCAGGCGCCGCCATACATCAGATCGGTCTGCCACCAGGCGCGAAACACTGCGCACTCGGCGAAGGTGAAAATGAAGGTCAACCGCTGCACTGCCAAGCGGTCACGTTGCTGCACACTTGTCTGGCGCACGCCGGCATCGCTGTGAATCAATCTGCGCTCGTCATTCAAAATGACCAGCGATGTCGGTCCTGGCAATGTCAGTGGGTACACCAGGGCCATATCAGTCCTGCGCTATCGTCAGCCGAACCTTCAAGACCTCGGCGCTGGCCGGCACGTAGGCATTGCGCGCCACCAGCACGCCGAACAGCGAGGTGCTGGCGCTGCTGCACTGGAATGAGAGCGCCAAATTCTGAACGTCGATTACGCCATTGCCACTGCCCGCCTTGAAGTTCGCAGCGGGCAAGGCGATCACCCCGATCAGCGCACCCAGGTTGCCGATGCTCGGCGCGAAGGCCGCGTTGTCGTTCTGCATCGTCGGCGAGGTGTCGAAGAGCCACAGCTCGCTGTCGAGCTTGGTGGCCGGCGCCGTGCTGAAGATGATCCGCGCGCTCTGGATGGTGCCGCCCAGGCCCGCACCGCGCGCGACATTGGCGAAGCCCAACACCACTGCAGCGCTGGTGCTGTTGGCCACCACATCGCCGGCGGCGTAGGTGGTGGTGTCTGCCGGGCGCGTGTAGCTCTGCTCGACGTTGGCGGTCGCACGGCGCGCCAGGGCCGGCGCGTTGGATGGGTTGCTGGAGGTGTTCATGGTTCAGGCCCTGCGCGTCAGGTGTTGTCGGCCCACGCGGCGTCGAAGTCGGGGTTCGTCGTCGCGGGCGCCCCGCTCATCACCGCCACGAGTTTCTTGGTCGTGGTGTCCAGCACCTTGAGCACGCTGTAGAGCCAGGCCTGGTTGGGCTGGATGGTTTGCTGATCGAGGAAGCGCAGCGTGCCGGCGTCGGAGAGCTTGAGCGTCACCGTCACCGGCGCCGTGTCGCGGTTGAAGAACGTCACGTTGTTCACGCCGCGCTGTGTGCTGGCGGGCGGCGCCACCGCGATGTCCACTTGCGTCGTGCCGTTGAGCACGCCGTTGCTGTTGCCGAATGCGAAAGAAGCCATGAGTTACTCCATGAAGGCAAAGGCGAGTCCGGCCGAGCGGGCCAAGGCCGCCGCGGCCAGATCACCCGGAAGGAAGAAGGCACGCGCCCGCGCATCACCCACCGGCACGCGCAGTGCGGCCGAGAAGTTGATCGAGCCGAGCGACGCGGTGCTGGTGAGTGCCACCGTGAAGGACATGCTCAGGTACTGCGGCGAGGTAACCACGGCGCTACCGGTCAGGGGCACCGTGTATGCGATCGACAGCGCCGTGGCCACGGGTGCCGTGGCGCTTCCCACCTCGAACAGGCGCAACTGGCCGCTCAGGCGCCACCAGCCACCGGGCAGCGCGTTGGTCTGGTACGGCGCCAACCACTTGGCCTTCCACCACAGCGCCGCCGCGCTGTCCTGGTCCTGCACCTGCGCGGCGAAGAACTGGTTGCCGGCGTTCAGCGCGTTCTCGAACCAGTCGTCGACGACGGCCATCTGCGCCGCGCTGAGCCGCCACGCCACGTTCACCGTGCGCTCGGGCACCGTGTAGATGCGGCGCAACCGGCGGTGCCCGGTGGTGGGCTTGACAGGCGCGAACAGCTCCGACTCGTCGATGCCATGCCCGGCCGCCAGGAAGGCGGGCAGGCCGGCAGGGGCGGTGATGAATGGGAGTGCCACGCCGCGGTGCTCAGGTGCGGCGCGGAATGCCGCCGTTGAGGTTCACGCCGCGCGACTTCATCGCGGTGGCCACTCGGCCGGTACCGCTGCCCACATCCGCCGCGACGCGGTTGTGCGTCTGGTCGACGATCTGATCGATCAGCACCCGCAGGTCGCCGTTGTCGTCGCGCTGGGTGCTGACCTGGGCAGTGGTGTTGTTCGTGATGTAGACGTTGCCCTTGCCCGAGGGGGCCGACTGAGCCGAGCTGCGCCCGAGCGGCGCGCTTTGCGGCAGCACGCTGGTACCCACCGAAACACCGCCAGACGAGGCCGGGTAGTTGCGCCCCTCGTTGCTGTAGTTCGGGTTGCTGCCGCCGCCGGTGCCAAACAGCGCCGCGAAGAAGCCGCTCAAGGCGCTGCCGTCCTTGGTTTGGCTCGCGATGGCCATGCGCGCCAGGTTGCGCACGTACTCCTCGTACATGAACTCGAACACGCTGCTGAAGCTGAGCTTGCCGGTCTTGGCGAAGCTGACCACGGCGTCTTCGAGCTTCGCGAGCCCACCGCCCACGGTGCGGTCGGCAAAGGCGGCGGCGTTCCCTGCCTCTTCACGGTAGCGTTGCAGGGCCGCGGCCGAGCCGGAACCGAACTCGCGGGTGGCGGCGTAGCTGCGCGTGATGGCGTCAGTCAGTGCGTTCTGACTGGTCACCATCGCGTCGAGGATCTGCGCGGTCTGGCCTGGGTTGGCTGCAATGTCTTTCTGCGCCTGCACCTGGAGCTTCGCCGCCGCGGCGGCCTGCAGCCGGGCCAGCGTGGAGCTGCCGAGGGCGCGCGTTTCGTCATCGAGGCGCTGCACCTCGGCGGCGGTGTCGAGCGCCTGCGCCGCCAGTTGCTGCGCGAGCTTGGCGTCGAACTCGGCATTAACGGCTTGGGTGCGCGCCGCGGCCTTCTGTGCGTAGAGCGCCGAGCCCTTGGCCAGGCCGCTGTTCTCCAGCTCGGCCAGCTCGGTGGCGATCTTGGTGTCGCGGGCGTTCAGGGCCTGGGCCACCGATGCGGCCTCGATCGAGCGGGTGCGCTTGTCGGCCGAGGCGGCGGCCTTCTCCTGGTCGAGTGCGGCCTGCTTCAAGTCGGCGTCGTAGGCGCGCTCCCACAGCGCGTACTGCTGCAGGCCGGTGAGCGCGGCACCGTTGGTGCCGGTGAGCTTGCCCTGCGCCACGTCGAACAGCGTCACGGCCACGCGGCTCTTGTTCACCGCCTCGCCGAACTGCGCGTAGTTGGCAATCTGGTCGTCGAGCAGCGCGTTCTCGGCACCGAGCGCGTTCAAGCGCTGGGTGTAGGCGCTGTCGAGTTGTTTGGCTGCGCGGCCGCCGCTCTTGTCCTCAAACTTCTTGCGGGTCTTGGCCTGGATGTCGTCGAGGTAGGCCTGGCTCTGCGGCGTCACGCCTGCGCGCTTGCGCGCGGCGTTGACGTCGTCGAAGGCACGCTTGTTTTCAGCAAGTTCCTTGTTGAGGCGCTGGGTCTTGTCGATCTCCAGCTCGATCGCCGTCAGGCGCTTCGAACCAGCGATGCCGGCTTCGTTGATGCGGGCCGTCTCGGCCTGGCGCTCGGCAGCGATGGCCTCGGTGCGCCGGCGCGCCATGGCCGCGTTCAGTTGCTCCTGGATCGCTGCATTGCGGGTCTCGAACGAGTCGGCTGTCGTGCCGGTGCCGCGCCGGGCGCCACCGGCGCGGCGGTCGTCGAGCTGCTTCTGCAGCCGCTCCACCTGCTGCCCCGCCGTCTCGTCCTTGCCGACGTTCTTCAGCGCATCCCAGGTGCCGTTGATGCCACCTGTGACACCCTGCCATGCACGCTCCCAATACCCCAGGTTCTTCACCCGGCCTTCGATCGACTTGTTGAAGGTGTCGGCGGCCAGCACCATGGCCTCTTGCGCCCGGCCGTGGTCTTCGAGCGCCTTGATCTGCTCGTAGGTCGCGATGTCCAGGAAGCGGTACTGCCGGTTCGTCTCTTCCGACCAGGCCGTCGCACCCTGGGTCATCTTCTCGAACTGCTTGGTCACCTCTTCGGAGGTCTGGCCGCTGGCCTTCTGCAAGGTGCTGGCGGCGCGCGTGACGGCATCGAGCGCGGCGGGCCCGAAGCGGCCGGTGCTGATGAAGGTCTGTGCCAGCTCGCGCACGGCCCCCACGCTCTGGCCCGAAGCCGCGGCGATGTTTTGCGACATCGCCTGCACGCTGGTGGCCGTCACGCCAGCCGCGTTGCCGGTGAGCACGAGCGAGCGCGTCAGCTCGGTCTGTTCGCTGCGGCCCTTGTAGGCCGCGAAGGCCAGCGTGCCGAACGCTGCGGCGCCGGCGGCGATGCCCACCACCATGGGGCTGATGGCGGCCGTGAGCGCCCGGAACGTGGGGCCGATACCGCCGAAGCTGTCTTTGACCTGGCCGCCCTGCTGGATCAGGATCAGCAGCGGGTTCTGCCCGCCGGCGAGCTGCGTGACCACGTCGGTGAGCTGCGCCGGCAGCTGGCGCATGGCATTGGCCGTCTGGCCCGCGGACACACCGAGGCTCTTCACCGCCTGGTTCGCCGGTGCCGTCTTCGCGCCCAGCGTGTCGATCGCCGCAGCGGCACCCTCGGTGCTGGCGGTCAGCGAGGTCGCCTCCCCGATCATGCGGAAGACATAGCTGCGGTCAGACATCGGTCATTCCTGGTTGAGCACGTCGCGCGCAGCGGCTTCGAGCGTGCGCAGCTGCGGCATCAGCACGTCCATGGGCTGGCGGTGCACGATGCGGCGGTGCTCGGCCAGCACGGGCGCGAGCGCGGCGTAGTCGAGCCCGTGGTACACGCGCCCACCCCAGCCGCTCTCGATGCGCCACTGCGAGCCCATCGCAAGGAAGACACTTGTTGCATGCCAGTTCTCCGGGAAGATGTGCACAGCATTGCTCTCGGCCTGTTCAATGA